CACCAACTTAAACTAAACGCATTGTATGTATCATATATCAGGAACCAAGGAGGGGAACCTGATATCGATTTTCCATAGAATTATACTCCATCGATTATAGTTGACGTTTAGAAGGGTCAAGCTGTTTATGACAGCGGTGATGCATCCTCCTTCATACACCTTGGAGACAAATTCAGTCCTCAGAACCACCGGTACACCAGAGCCTACTCCTGGATGATGTAGCGGATTTACATTACTGAGGTACTAGCAGTACAACTCCTTGATGTATGTCGGGCCCAGCAGAGCACATGCCAAATGCTAGCTCAGGGAAATGTGGTCAGCTAGCTCAGCCTATAACCAGTCAGTAGTATAATATTAACTGTACATACCCTACAAATATATACAATTAAGAGTCCTTAAGGTTACTTAGCTCTAAAGAGTACCTAGTCAGCTGACTACAATTGCAGGTTTGTGTATGATTGGAAACAAACCATATCGATACACTTAGCATACAATTGCGAGCATCTCAAAGGATCTAGGCATTCCAGACTCCTAGGAACATTAATATATACAGGGAGATATATTAACGACATACTTAATCTCTCCTAATAAATTCCGCCACCGGATCATAATTATATTTATAATCTTTTAATATTTCACGGTGGTGTTCGATGACTGTTTTTGTTAGTCCATAGCTGCTTAGTAAAAATTGGTATACATCCTCTTCTGGTATTTTATGCCTTGACATTCTAGCATGGGTTGAATAGGCAAATTCTGTCCCATACTGCCTAAAGTGGTTCTTTAACTCTTTAAAAGGATCATCGACTTTAAATGGGCAAGTGTGTCCATCAGGCTTCATGTTTTCTTTGTCTTTACCACATTTTGTGGAAGCCAGATTTCCTTTTATTTTTGAGGCCCAGAAACGATATGCCTCTATATAATTTCTATAAAATGGAATGTTTCCTGCAGTGATCTCAAGGCTAAGTGCCAGGTCTAATAGATATGTTTTATATTGATTTATATTATACCCTAGTGCTTTCCTTGAGTAATGAGCTAATTCACACATTCTCTCAGGTCTTCTTAGTACACGGAATCTTTGCACTCCATTTTCTTTGTAAGGGACAATTGCATTACTACAAAAATCTATTGTTGTAAAATCCCCTATTTTTAAAAATTTCAATATTTGCCCAATACCTTTAGAGGAATAGTTCTGATCATAATTTGTCATATCTTTTGGTTTCGATGACCAGTATTTTGCATAACTAGCTTCAATCTTTCCTCTAAAGCCTAAATTATTTATAAGGACTAAGAAATCATCACCTTTTGCTAACAATTTGTAGTCCTTATTATACCTAAGTCCAGCACGTTGTAATGTGAAATGATTATACAATGCCATTCTAGCTGTATTCATTAATGTTGTGTCTGATGAACCAGAAAACACAGTTCCGCGAATGATTGCTTTAAATGGTGTGTATTTTCGTTTATGACTATAGTATGATGCAACCATTGCCCTGTGTGATACTGTTGCAACATAATAGAATAGCTCTTTGTCAACATGCCACACTTTTTCTTTTACTCGACTGTAAATCATTCGGTCAATCTCTTTACACTCATGATGTTGACTTAGGTCAAAGCCTGATCCATCTCCTTGTAGTGAGGTCATGAATCCTTCCGCATATGCCTCACTTAGATAATCCTCAAGGTCTTCCCCTGATTTATTCCCACAATAACCTGGAAATACATATTTGAACATTGCTTCAAGAGCCCAGCAAACAGGTCCCATTATATACTTAACTAGATCTTTGATGTTTGCTATGGCTCGATTTTTCCCTCCAGCTTGTTGTATTTCCCTTTTACAGAACAGGCCAAATTCTACGACTAATTTTTGACCTGAACGTACCAATTCTTCATATGCTAATTTTGCTTCCTTCATTTTTTGTTGTTTAGCATATGTTAGGTGATTATACCATTCCGCATAAGAATAATCAAACTCACTAATGTGAGGGAAGACATAATTGTCTAAAAATTTTTTTGAAAAAGCAATGAAATCTTTCAAAACTTCTTGATCAGGACGAGGAACCGCTTTCAATTGACGTTTAAACGCAGCAAATAAAGTTCGGAGGCAACTGTTATAAATCATACAATGACCGGCATTTTGCCCGACAGGTAGTATTTTCATCATTGCAGACTTTGCTTGCGTTGTTGAATTGGGACATGTACACGGAATCTCTTCAATCTTCGTGTTTTCGAGCACTAAATGGGAAGCGCATTGTGATATGATGTAGGCGTCAAGATTGTGCTCTTTTATTTTGAATCCACATTTATTGATTGATTTAATACGGTTCGTTACATACTTTTCGAATTGGTACTCATCTATATGTTTTAGATGTAGGAGATCTAGTAAGTACCTACGTGCCTCAGCTAATTTCTTTTCTTTTTCGACCCGGATTAACTCTTTAGCCTCTTTAGGTGGTAGATTTTTTGCAGCTATATATAAGGAAGGTGAGACATCTGCTTTAGCTTTAAACTCATATTTTATTTCCCTTCTCAATTTAATATATTTACATTTGAGATAGGGCATTTTAATATTTACATCTGTTTCTGGATTTACAAGAAATTCATTTTCTTTTTCCATAGAAGCGTCCCAGCATTTACCTTTATTAAATATACCATTATATTTATAATTATAATTATATATATTACTTATATTATATTTAAAATTATTTTTAAGTAAATAGGAGAGATTAGAAACCTTATAATTACCATTTACATTGGTTTCCACTCCCTGAACAAGTATGCCGCTTACCGAAAAGGGTCACTACAATTAACTTTGACCCTACCAAACATAAATTGTATTAGGCGGTCAAATAAGTTCAATTTCTTTACTGATGAATCTTTCAAGTCATTAAGTGCTTTAACTAAATCAGAGGATAGTAATTGTTTCAATCTGGCCTCAGTTTGGAGGGCTTTTCTCATAGCGCTGGTAACCAAGGGAATTAAAAATTGTTCATAATCATGTCCCTTAGTTCTGATATCAGCAAGAGCGAGGGTATCAAAAATGACTTCTCTATCTATCTTTTTGGCCATTAAAATATTCTTGACCAAAGCATTGTAGGTTTGAACATCTATTGAGAAGTCTGATTCAACTTGACCCAATGCTATTTCCCTTCTGGCTGCCCATAGTTTTTGTAAAATGTTATCTCCTTCTTTTATTATTTTAACTTTAGCAGCTTCAATTTTTTCATTTATCTGTACAAATGAAATCCACTCACCCTCATTTTCAAAAGTTTCTTTTTCTATGTCAAAACCTTGATAATTGTGGTCTTTCATTGTTAAATGTTTTGTTGATGTTTCTGATAAAATGACTTGCTTCTTTACTTTTAATTTAGCCAAGTCTTTAGGGCCAACTGAATATATCTGAGGTACAAACAATTTGCCTCTGTTCTTCCTAACATGTTCAGGGGGTTGGAAATTCGATTTAGCAGGTAGATCATCCTCTTCATTTCTAAACATGTCTACCTTTATGATGGCGAATCTAATGTATTGAGTGGCTGAACAATCAATTCTGTTGAGCACAACAATTCGTAATTTAACGCCATCATACATAATAGTCATATAATCGTGGTCAATGAGTTCAGGGAACTTTATATATTTATTATCATAGGGAAATGGATTTCCGTCAACTTTTAATTTGAATCCTTGTCCATCCCTTTTAAATTCAATATTCCCTACTATTTTGTCTGCCCATCTTAACATGAGATCTGATTTTGTATATGGTACATGAACTGTACCGAATCCAACGACTCCATCTTTATAATTTTGGAAAATTTTACACAATTTTATATCTGAATAATCATATATGGAGTCAGTGAAATCGAAAAGTAAATTATCCTCATCTGGGCAATCAGCTGATTCAAGAAAATCATCCAAAGTATCATTGGATACTGCCAATGCTGATGCAGGTATAGTTACCTCAACATCATTCTGCTTTGCTTTCATTACTCTTGAAGTAGCTGTATATAAAGAAGAGCATCGTAACATATTTGCCATTGTAGTTTGTGGGTTTAATCCATATGCAGAGACTCCAGATCCGGCTAATCTGTTTGAAGCTCTAACTTCAACTATTTCTCTTTGATATCTACCGGATTCAAAATCATAATAACAGAATTGATTAATATTTTTCCATTGAAAATAATCTCTGAAATTGGCAAAATCAACATGAGGATTTTCGATAGCTTTTTGTTGTTTTGCTATGTAGATGCCAACCTCCTCATAGAATTTGACATCATGTTGCGTGTATAAATACTTTTGTTTTTTTGCATCTGGATTCAATGAATATTTATAAAAATATGATGCATTACTTATTAATTTTTGCTGCTCTTCACTTCGACAGGCTCCTGAAGTTGAGTTGAGATCTCTCTTTTCATGGTACCATGGTTCAACTACATTACCACGACTGTTCGAACGACCAGAATTTATATTATTATTTACACTCTGGTTGTTAATAATATTATTATTAATTACACTTATACTATTATTTATATCACTATTATCTATAATATTACTATTACTTATAAGTGATGAATTAGAAGCGTTTAGGTTGTTTTTGCGTTTTGGGATTTTATTGTTTAAGTTGGTATAAATAGATTTAATATTATTATTTTTAAAATAATTAAAAAAAT